GATCCCCGTAACTACCTGGCCTTTCTCGGCCTCGCCGCCGCCATCTGCTGCTACAAACGACTACTCCGCCTCACCACATAGGACACGGTCTTAGGCAACGCGGTGACCCCACCTGCCTCGGAGATCCTCGTCTCCGCCGTCGTGGAGGCGATCACCGGCGAGGACTTGGAGCCCGCTCCGTGTCCGGTCTGACGGACCTCGCCAGCGCCCTGACGCAGGACCCCGAGGCCGTGATGGACCTCGGGGTCCTCCTCGGGCTCCTCCATCGCATAGCCCCTGAGCCGGCCGCCCGTCGCCAGCTCCTCTCCGAGGCCCCCGCGATCCCCGAGGGGGCCACCCAGGGCGAGTACGCCCTCCTGATCCGCCTGACCCTGATGGGAGTGACCCCATGACCGAGTGGTTCGAGTGCTACGTCTGCGGAGACCAGAGCGACACGAAGACGTGCGACCGGTGCCGAAGCCGAATCCGCGGCGCCCTCGCCCAGTTGCCTGAGCAGTTCGCATGGCTCCACCTGAGCCGTCAGCGGGTCCAGGGAGGAGGCGGGGACGGACGGTCGTCCATGCGCCTCCACGCCCCTCTGCCGGGCGATGACCGGGCCTTGAACATGCTGGGCCCGGCGAGCCCTGACGCCGTCACTGACGCCCAGGACCAGACGGGCTCCGTGCCCTTCCTGGAGGTCCTCTGGAGCTGGACTCAGGCCATCACCCACGAGCGGGGCCTGACGCCCGTCAGGAAGCACGTGACGGCCATGACGGCCCGGCTGACGGCCCACTTGCCGTGGATCTGCGAGCAGGGCTGGGTGGGCGACTTCGCCCAGGAGATACACGACCTCGTCAGGACCTCCCAGCGGATCACGCTGACGGAGCCCCGGCGGGAGCTGCTCAAGGGCGTCACGTGCCCGAGCTGCGAGCTGACGGCCCTGGTCCGGTACTTCCCGGGGGACTGGGCGGCCGAGTGCCGTAACTGCCCGAGCGTGAAGCTCGATCGGCACGACTACGAGGCCCTGGTTCAGGGGCAGGCCCGAACCCTTGATGGCGTCAACCCCTGACGCCCGTCAGCGGAGACCGCTAATCTGTGCAACAGATAACCGAAGATTGCCAGTGGGCCCCCGGCATCCGACGCCAATCAGAACCCCGGGGGCCCGAGCAAGGAGATGCGACCTCCATGCCCAAGCCCGAACCTACCCTGACGCCCTTAACGCCGTCAGGGCCACCTGCTGTTGGTACACGTACGGATGCCCAGCTCGGCCTGGCCATCGGCGCCGCCGTGCTGACGACCGCCCTGACCGCCGTGAGCTTCTGGCTCTCGTTCGAGGCCCTCCACGACCTCGCCTCGGCCCACCGCCTCCAGGGGGAGCGCGCCTGGGCCTGGCCCGCCACGGTGGACACCTTCATCGGGGTCGGCGAACTCCTGATCCTCCGGGCCTCCTTGATGCGCCGGGTGGACCCGTGGGCCATCGCCCTGACCGCAGCCGGCTCGCTGGGCTCCATCGCCCTGAACGTCGCCGGGGTGGGCGTCAGCCACGACCCGCTCGACTACGTGACGGCCGCCGTCCCGCCCGTCGCCGCCCTGCTCGCCTTCGGCGTCCTGATGCGCCAGGTCCACGAGTTCCTGCTCTCGCGTCAGAGCGTCCTGACGGCTCCGCCAGTGCCGTCAGGACCGCCCGTGACACCCGTCAGCGAGACCGTGACGCCCGAGGAGCCGGAGGCCCCGGAGGAGCCCCAGGAGGCCGCTGAGGCCCCCGAGGACGAACCCGAGCTGACGGAGGAGCCGGAGCCCGTCACGGAGCCGAAGAAGCCCCGTCAGGAGCTGACGCAGCGGGAGCAGATCGACCTGGTGGTCCGGAGCCTGTACGACGCCCTCGGCAACCAGCGCCCGGCGACCCGTCACATGGTGGCGGCCCTCCGTGACGCGGGCCTCCCCTGCTCTGACGGCACCGCCCGCGAGGCCCGGAAGCGCGTCGAGACGGCCGAGCCCCACCTGAAGAGCTTCCCGGACGCCATCGCGGCCTGAACCACACCCATAGGCGCGCTGTGCTCGCCATCGGCTTGAGCACGTGCGCCACCTGCCGGAGGACACCGATGACCAACACACCTCCTCGGCCGGACTACCCGCCGTACAGCACCGGCTGGGCCGATCCCGAGACCCACGTCCACGTCCACCTCACCAACGACGAGCCCCAGGAGGACCGCTGGGACTTCTCCTGGCTCCAGGTCGGCCGGAACACCAAGGCGATTGTCGTCTCGATCGTGACGTCCCCCTGGTGGGCCGCTGCTCTGCGGGACGTCCACAAGGAGCAGGGCATGGCCGGTGCCTGGTTCATGGGCTGGGCCGTCATGGGAGGAGCCATCTTCTTCGACCACGCCCGTCAGCGCTTCCTGACGCGGGTCCTGCTGTGGACCGCCGTACTGGGGGCCGTGGAGGCCCTCCCCGTCTTCTCCGAACTCGTCCACCTGCTGACCGGGAGCCACTCGTGAACTCTGTGACCACGGCGACCGTCAGCCTGGGCGGCGTCACCATCGGCCTTTCGATCCTGGCCTGGCACTTGACGAAGTGGTGGAAGACCGGAAAGGGCGGAGGCCCGGGAGGCCCTGGTGGTGGCGGCCGGGACCCGAAGGTCCTGCTGCCGCTGCTCAGCTCCATGAGCCTGGGCATGATCTCGATCACGGCCGCCGGAGGCCTGATCGGCACGGCCGCGACGTTCCTGCTCAACACCGGTTCGCTCATCGGCAACTGGTCCCTGGTCAGCCTGACCGGTACGGCCACCCCGGAGGTCACCCGGTCCGGCCTGAAGGCCCTGACGCCCGGCGGCTGCGCCCTGCTGGTGATCTACTTCGTCATCTGCGTCGCCCTCTGGAAGTCCGGCGCCAAGATCCTCAAGGGGAAGATCGCAGCGGGCGTCATCGCGGGCGTCATGCTCGGCCTCTCCGCAGGATTCAGAGGCGTCGCCTCGCTGGCCCTGGTGACGATCACCAACACGGTCGGCGACAAGATCACGGGCGTAGTCCTGTGAGCTGGTTCCGGAAGGTCATCGAACGCCTCGCCAAGGGCAGTACCGCCCTGACCTGGCGGATGGGCCGGGGGATCGTGGAGTGGCTCAAGGCCGGGGAGAAGATCTCGGACTTCCTGATCCGCCTGGCGTTCCTCGCCATCCCCGTGGGGATCGGCTGGAGCCTCCTTGCGGCCACCCGGCTGATCATGTGGGTCTTCGTCGTCGTGTGGTGCATCGCGGCCTGGAGGGCGGCCGCCACGCAGGAGCCCGCGGCGCCTTCTCCCCAGGGACCCCCGGAGCCGGCTGAGGCTGAGGAGCCCGAGAGGGACAACGACTCCCCCAAGGTCTTCAAGGTCCTCCGGGAGTCGGCCGATCCCCACGCACACCTCGCGGTCATCGCCGAGAAGTTGGGGACCGATACCGCCCACGTGCGGGAGGTCCTCACCCGGGCCGGGGTGCCCATCAGCGATGTGCGGATGAGGGGCCGGGGCGTGAGCACGGGCGTGAAGGGCTCCGACATCCCCTCCCCTCCCCCCGCTTCCAGCCCCTCCGCCGAGCCCTCTGAACCTGTTGTTGGCCCAGGTCAGAGCGACAACAACAACACCGAGCTGACCCTGACCCGCCTCCCGAGCGGGGGCCAGGTCCTCTCGGTTCCCGACCCCACCAACCCGGCCCGGACCCACGTAAAGGTCATCGGGCCCATCGAGAGCTGAGGAGGCGTCCATGGAGTACTGCGGCAAGTGCGGCTGGTGGACCAAGCCCGGCTGCGGCCACTGACGACCGAGGACTTGACGGGATCAGCCCCATGCGGGTTGGTCCCGTCGGCATGATGATCGGCATGGATGGTGAAGTGCTTTCCGGCCTGATCGGCCTGGGCGGTGCGCTGATAGGTGGCGCCGTATCGGTGTGGGCCACGGTCGCCACGCAGAAGCAGCAGGCCCAAGAGAGTTACCGGCAACAGCGGGAAGAACAGCACAAGCTGATCGAGCAGCGAGGCCGGGAGGCGGGCGAGAAGGCCCTCACGGAGCTGTACGCCCTACGCAGGCACCTCGTGGAGTGCACTCAGGACAACATTCCTGAGGACCACCAGCCGTGGCGCAAGATCGCCAAGGATCACATGGACGAGGCCGAGTTGGCGGTGGGGCTCATGCCACAGGCTTCGGAGGTGCGAGAGCGCATCGAGGAGGTCCTGGAAGCCGCCTTCATCCACATGGTTCGGAGCAGTGGTGAGGTAGACCGCGAGGTCCTGCACGCCAAGCGTGGAGCGACAGAAGCGATCGACATCCTCTCGGCATACATGCGCGGAGACCGCTTGCCCGAGGCGTCCGCTTGGGCGATGCGGTACAGGGAGCACGCAGCCCACTCTGCGGCCACGTACGCGCTGGAGAACCCCGTGGACGAGGACTGACTCCATGCAGGCAGAAACGCTGGCGGGGCTGATGGGTCTCGCGGGTGCCGTGGTGGGTGCCGGTGGTGCACTGCTGGGCGGGTACCTCCAGCAGCATCACCAGGCCAAGACCGCGAAGGAACAGCGCCGGGACGAACGCAGGTACACAGCCGGCCAGGCGGCGCTGGAGATGCTCATACGCTTCCGCCACGCCAGCATGAAGCGGACCGAGGATGTCGACAGCGCACTCGCGTTCAGTGAGGCGCTTGTCGAGTTCGTTACGACGTTTGATGCCGCCCTCTATGTGGTGCCCGACGGCGACGAAATGCGTAGGCGGGTCTTGGGCACCATCGGTCTCGCTGCGGGCTATATGGAGCCCCATCACCCGAACAGCGAGGACAAAAGCTGGATCGACACCTGCTGCAAGGAGGCCATCGGCGTTCTCTCAGCCTTCCTGCGAGAGGAGCCGCTCCCAGAGCCCTCGCAGCGGTTCTTGGAGCAACACGAGATCATGAGGGCTCGCAGAAGGGCCCAGGTCGACCCGTCATGACGCCCATCAGCATGGCAGCGTGTCAGCCACCGAGAGGATGACGTTGTGCAGGGTGAGCTGTTGGCGGCCCTGTTCGGCCTTGGCGGAACGCTGATCGGCGCAGCGGTCTCCACGGGGGCCGTCGTGTGGCAGCAGCGGAAGACGGCTCGCGAGGCCGAACGCACGTACCTGCTGGGTCTGTCCGAGGCGGCGGCCAACGAGTGCATACGCCTGAGCTACGAGATCCAAGCGCACTTCAAGAAGGGCGTGGGAGACCAGCGGAGCCCGGCGGGCCGGGAATGGCATGCAGAGCTTCAGCGGATGAACCAGTCCCTGGAGGAGCAGTCGCTCAGGTTCCACGACAAGCAGATACGCCGTTTGTTGGACCGCTGCTACGCCGAGATGTACGTTCGGGCCGAGTGGGTCGGAGACCCTGACGGCTGGCCGCCGAGGTACATCACGCTCTGCACCGACATCCGGACGGTCATGGGGGCTGTCCTCCGTCGTCAGCCCTTCCCGGCACGCATCTGGGAGAACTATCCGGACCCGTCATGACGCCCGTCAGCCGAGTGCTTGCATTTTGAATCAAGCTGACCGCATAATCGCGATCAGCGGGACACGCACGTCCTCGCGCAGGCCCCGACGCCACTGGCGGACCGGGGCCTTTCGCATGGTCGGGAGGGCTTCAGTGGAGGACGAACTCTGGCTGACGGCCCGCGAGGCCGCCGATCTGACGGGCGTCAGCATCGTGACGGTCTACTCGTGGGTCCGCCGAGGGCACCTGACAGTCGAGGGTCTCGATCACCGAGGCCAGAAGCTCTTCCGGCATCTGTCCGTCGCCCAGGCCGAGAAGACCACGAGGGCGAAGGCCAAGCGCGTACTCGTCCCTGCTGTCTGACGGCTAAGCCTCCCGCTACGGCTCCGCTGCCGATCGTTCCTCGCTGCGCTCCTGCATCGATCCCGTCGAATCGTGGCGCAGCAGGGCATCCACCGGGGGAAGCTCCGCGGACGAGAACTTCAGGATCAGAGCGGCTTGCAGGTGCGCGCGGGTGCGGACATCCGGAATCTCCGCCAGCAGCCGGATGGCCTCTTCGTTATCCCTCTCCTGCTTCATGTCCTGCCGCAATGTCTTGCTCTGGCCTTCCATGTGCCGAAGTGCCTTGTCAGCTTGACGGTTGAAGAGGGTGCCGATCGCGGTCGTCAAGATCCCGGCCACCGTCGGAACGATGGACGCGTAATGATCACTGTCTGCCCCACGTTGGAAGATGGCAAGAGCCACGCCAACGAGGAGGATGACGCCACCAACTATCGAAGCGACCAGACTGGCCCCGAAGCTCAGACGTGTCTGCGTGAGTCCGTGGGCGTAGTACTCGATCATCAGCTTGGTGAAGACCACATCCGAACGGCGACGCCCGCGATCGTCCACAGAGTCATCGAGCAACTGATCAGAGAGACGCTTCCGCTCAGTGTCGACCAGCTTGTCGCTGACCCACCCGAAGAGGCTCCCGAGTAGTGTTACGTACACCCGGGTCACTATGGCCAGTTGTTCTTTCTACGCCAAGCCGATCGACACAAGTCGTGAAGCCTTGACCGGTCACTCGTCACCACACGCGCGTCTCGCGGTCAGCAGAGGCTCCGGCCCTTGTCCAACACCTCTGAGATGTCCACCTTCAGACCGTTGCCCAGGTTCGTGTCGTCCGCCCAGATCGGCGTCATTGCCGGATAACCGGCGCCCTTGGCCGTGCCATTCACGGCATAGCGCGGACCACCGGGCGGCTCGAATGTGACTGCGCCAGCCTCGCACCGCAGGACGCCAGCGCTGACCGTGAACGGCCACTCCGTGAAGCGCGAGGCCGTGACCGCCAGGCCTCCACTCGGGTCCTTCGCCTCGGAGCTGCTGTACTGCGAGGACTGCTCCGTACTGGTGTCGGGGTCCGAACTGCTGCCGGTGTCCGAACCGTTCGGCCAGCACGACGCCGCCACCGCCATCACGATCACGAAGAACACCCCCGCGCTGATCCATTCCCCACGGCTGTACTGGCGCCTCTCGGTCATCGGATCCCCCTCCAGATCGAAAAGGCAACGCTAGAGCCAGGAGTGCACCCAGCGCAGCAGGTGTGCAGTACCCGGCGCAGCCCGGTCACCCGTCACCACACGCACGTGAGGGGGTGAGCCGGCTGTGGCCCGAACTTTCTCCGCCGAGGACGAGGAGCGCCTGCGTCAGCTCCACGCTGACGGCGTCAGCAGGAACGAGATCGCCCGTCAGATGGGTTGGGCCGTCGGCACCATCACCAACCACGCGAGCCGGCTGGGGCTCAGCTTCGACAGGGAGGCCGTCAGGGCCGCCACTGACGCCCGTCAGGTCGACCTGAAGGACAGGCGTCAGCGGATCCAGGGACAGCTTCTGGATCTGGCGGAGAGGGCCATCGGCAGGGCCCAGGAGCGCTACCTCATCCACGGGTGGACCCACACGGGCGAGAGCGTGGCCGAGTGGCTCCACGAGCCCCCGGCGAAGGAGACCAAGGACCTGACCCTGGCCGCATCAAGCGCCCTCACGAGCGCCCTGAAGCTCGCTCAGGTCGACGCGGGGGACGAGAGCCGGGAGAACGCCCGCGGCCTCCTGGCGACCCTCGGAGAGGCGATGACGACCGCTGCCCGAGAGCTTGGGGGCGACGATGCCGACGAGTACGGCTCGTAGCACCCAGTTCCTCCTGGCGCGCTTCTCCCCCAAACAGATCCGCAGCATCGCAGCGGCCAACCGGAGGATCAACCTCTGGGAGGGCGCGGTCTCCTCGGGCAAGACCATCGCCTCGGCCTGGGCCTGGATGATGTTCGTCCCCCAGGCGTCCACCACGGGCGAGCTGGTGATGATCGGTAAGACCAAGGACTCGCTGTACCGCAACGTCCTTCAGCCGCTCCTGAACCCGGAGATCTTCGGGGAGCTGGCCGCCCAGGTCGAGTACACGCCGGGAGCGGTCACCTGCCGGATCTTCGGCCGGCTCGTCCACGTCATCGGCGCCAACGACATCAAGTCCGAGAACAAGATCCGAGGCATGACGTGCGCCGGGGCGTACGTGGACGAGGCCACGCTCCTGCCTGAACCGTTCTGGGACATGCTCCTGACCCGCATGCGCGCGGTCGGGGCGAGGATCTACGCCTCCACCAACCCGGACGCGCCCACGCACTGGCTGAAGGCCAAGTTCATTGACGAACCCGTGCAGCGGGCGTCCATGAAGGTCTTCAGCTTCGAGCTGGACGACAACGTTCATCTGGACCCTGCGTACGTCGCCCACATCAAGGCCAGCAACGTCGGGCTGTTCTACAAACGCTTCGTCCTCGGCCAGTGGGTCGCCGCCCAGGGCGCGATCTACGACATGTTCGACCACGCCACCCAGGTGGTGGACATCGTCCCGATGATCCGCCGCTGGGTCTCGGTCGGTATCGACTACGGCGCGACCAACCCGACCCACGCGGTATTGATCGGCCTGGCCGACGACCGACGGCTCTACGTCGTCTCCGAGTACCGCTACGCCCGGGGCACGGCCAACCTCACCTTGACCCAGGCGGACACGTCCCGCCGGATCGTGCAGTGGCTGGACGACGTGCCCCAGTACGGCCGTGTGCGGCCTCAGTTCGTCGTGGTGGACCCGAGCGCGGCCAGCTTCAAGACGCAGCTCCACCAGGACGGCCTGAGCCCTGTGGCGGCCGACAACAGCGTCCTGGACGGCATCCGCCTGGTGTCCAACCTCCTGGCGAACCGACAGCTGATGATCCACCGCTCATGCCGTGAGCTGCTCAAGGAGATGGACTCCTACACCTGGGACCCGAAGGCCGCCCTGGACGGCCACGACGCGCCCCTGAAGCAGAACGACCACGGCATGGACGCCCTGAGGTACGCCCTCATGACCACCCGCAGCATGTGGCACCACCAGCTCGCGCGGGCCGCCTGACACACAACAGCACAGCGGAGGTGATCCGATGCCTCTGCCTGCTGGTGGAGCGATGGCCTGGCCGCCTCCCGAGCTGGCCCCGGTGGCCAAGAAGCTCACGGAGTGGTCGGCCTGGTACGCCGGGGACGGTGACGCCCTGGTGTCGGTCTACAGCTTGGCCGGCTCGGCGACCACGCCCCTGTCCCAGACGTTCTTCCAGAGCGACAAGCCGTACGGCGCCTCGGGTCCGGCCACGGCGGCCAGGACTTTTTGGGGCCAGCCGCTCACGCCGGGGACCGTACGAACCAAGCTCCACGTGCCGGTCGCCTCGGACATCGCCGAGCTGAGCGCCAACCTGCTCTTCGGCGAGATGCCGACGTTCACGGCGACCGACAAGGCCACCCAGAAGGAGCTGGACGCCTTCCAGACGGACGGCATGCACTCGTCCCTGAGGGAGGCCGCGGAACTCACTGCGGCCCTCGGAGGCGTGTACCTGAAGGTCGTCTGGGACGAGACGCTCTCGGACCGCCCCTGGCTCGTCCCGATGACCCCGGAGCAGGCGGTACCCACGTGGGCTTGGGACCGCCTGAGGGACGTCACCTTCTGGACCTGCCTCCACCAGGACGACGACTCCACGATCCGACTCCTGGAGTGCCACGAGGTCGGGGCCATCTCGTACGGCCTGTATGAGGGCACGCCGACCGAGCTGGGCGAGCGGATCCCGCTCTCCTCGTTCGAGGGCACCCAGCACCTCGCGGAGCTGTACGGCGAGTCGGGCGTGATGTTCACTGGGCTGCCGTGGCTGACGGCCGCCTACGTGCCCAACGTCAAGCCCAACCGGATCTGGCAGGGCATCCGCTGCGCCGTGAACTTCGGCCGCTCGGACTTCTCGGGGGTCGAGCTGCTCATGGACGCGCTGGACGAGACGTACACGAGCTGGATGCGGGACCTCCGCCTCGGCAAGAGCCGGATCATCGTCCCCAGCTCGATGCTGGAGTCCGAGGGCCCCGGCAAGGGCGGCCGGCTCGACTTGGAGCGCGAGGCGTTCGTGGGCATGGAGGGCATGCTCACCGACCCGAACTCCTCGGGCATCACCCTGAACCAGTTCAACATCCGGGTGGCCGAGCACCAGGTCACGGCGGAGACGCTCTTCGAGCAGATCGTCTCCAGCGCGGGCTACTCAGTGCAGAGCTTCGGCGGGAAGGGCGACGTCGCGGCCGTCACGGCCACGGAGATCCAGGCCCGCAAGGAGCAGAGCCTCAACACCCGGGACCAGAAAATCCTGTACTGGCGCCCGGCGCTCCAGCACCTCTTCCAGGCCCTCCTGGGCATCGACCGTCTCGTCTTCGGGGCTCAGGTGAAGCCCGAGGCCGGGATCGACGTGGCGTTCCCCGATGCCGTCCAGCCGTCCCTGAGGGACATGGCAGAGACGCTCGGGCTGCTGCTCACGGCCCAGTCGATGTCCACCAAGCTCCGGGTGCAGACCCTGCACCCCACATGGACCGAGACACAGGTGGCCCAGGAGGTCGCCGCGATCTTGGCCGACGAGCAGGCATCCACCCCGGCGGCAAGGGCCGCCCCTGTCGTGGCCCCTGCGCTCCCCCAGTAATCCCTGCCCGGTCGCCAAGGCGTGGCTGGGCCCTTCGGCGAGCGTCACAAGGAGGACGACGTCATGAGCACCCCCACTGAGCCGAACCCCCAGCAGGGCGCAGGGGAGCCGGGCAAGGCCCCGGAGCCCCAGAGCCCGCAGCAGCCCGCGAGCGGTCCCCAGGCCGGCTCACAGGGTCAGAGCGAGGGCGGTACCGGCAAGGCCCCGAAGTTCGAGGGCGAGTTCGACCCCCAGAAGGCCGCGCGTCTGGTCGAGAACCTCCGTACCCAGGTGGACGAGGAGAAGACCAAGCGGACCGCCCTGGAGACCCAGTTCTCCGACTTCATGGGCAAGTTCGGCCAGCTCTTCGGTGCCGGTGAGGAGAAGAAGCTCACCCCCGAGCAGATCGCCCAGAAGGCCCAGGAGAGCGACCAGCAGGCCCGCGAGGCCACCGTGAAGCTCGCGGTGTTCCAGACGGCCGGGAAGCACGGCGGGGACCCTGAGGCCCTGCTCGACTCCGCCTCCTTCGCCAAGGCGATCAGCAAGCTCGACCCGACGGCCGACACCTTTGCGGCCAACGTCGAGGCGGCCATCAGAAGCCGTATCTCAACCGAACGTGATCGTTGACTTTTCGCTGGTCAGGCATGGTTCCGGCGGGATGCGGGAGAGATCCCGCGTCCTGTCTCT